GTGGCGATACTATTAAGCCTTTGTATGATGAAGTTGAAATCACAAACAAAACAGCTTCAGCAAAAGTAAAAATTGACGATGAACTAATTCGTTGTATTAAAGAAGGTAAAGCTGACTATCAGAATAGCTACGTTAACGAAGTTCTAAGAAATCATATCAATAAACTTGGAAAAGAAGTTTCTACTATTGTTGGTACAGGTGATTTTATCGGTTCTTTTGTAAAATGCGATTGTGCTGACCCTGCTGTTACATCTAAATCTTTGCCTTTGTTCCTTGCAAGTGGCTTAGGTATTAACCCTGTTGGCGAATCTATCCTAGATAGTGACCGCAAACAAGCTGAAATTGAGCAAATGCTTGTTTTAGTTGGTGGTACTTTACTTGACCAATACCGTAAAGCACGTCAAATTGCAGCTGGTAATGATAATGGCTTTGATGCGTCATTGCTTGACATTACACGTTCAATCTACTACGATACTAACCTACCTGCCGCACTTGGTAATCCTAACGAAATTATCGCTATGGCACCGGGTGCGCTTCAACTTGTAACATTCGTTAAAAACAAAGGCGAATTCATGTACGAGTTTGAAGACCAAATGAGAACAACTGTTGTTGACCCTTGGTTAGGTCTTGAGCATGATGTTATTATGTCTTACGTTAAGTGCGAAGATGAAATTCAACTTTACATTCAGTTTGTAACTAACTGGGCTGTTGTTGGTATGCCTAAGTGTTGGGCTGTTAATGACTGCTACTTTGATGGCGTTCTTGACGTATTCAAATACGAAGTTGTTTGCGCTGACACAGGATATTGCGACATTGAACCAGCATGTGGCGAAGTTGGCACACCAACTGCTACTGATGCTAAATTCTGCGATTCTGCTGAAGGTTGCGATGAATTAGTTCCACCTGTAGTATAATAATAACGGGGGCGGTTCGCCGCCCCTTTTTAAATTTTTAATAACATGGAAACACTTAAAAAAATTAACGAAGCTATTGCAATTATTCGCAAATATTATAATGCTGTTAGCGTTCAAAGAACTGATAATGAAAATGTAGTTTTTCTATTTGACTATATCAATAAACAAAAAACTATCGGTTCTGTAATAGTGAACAAAGCTGTTGAAAAAGCAATGAAACAACAGGACTTTCCAAAAGATGTTCTTTATTCAGAGGGGATGTTATCAATACCTACAAAGAAAGTTGAAGCGGTTGTAATTGAAGAATCTATTGAAGAAATAATTGAACAGCCTGAAATAATAGAAGAAACTGTTATTCAAGAACAGCCTAAAAAACGCGGTCGCAAAAAACAAACTGATATAGATGCTGAATCTTAATACACCAAATTGCTTAGATAATTATATCATTTCATTAAACGGCTGTTATCCTGAAAGTACAGTTCCGACTAGTGGATATTATTTAGAAAATCTTGAAGGATTAACTATAAATAATGTCGCAGCGGTTAGTAGTGAGGCTTTAGTATCAGCAACGGCAACTGTTCGCGAAAAGATGTATTTTGCAGCTGATATAGTTGAAAAGCGTTTAAAGGCTGTATTAAATGCGCGTGGCATAAAATTAAACACAATAGGCAACTTATATACTGTTTGCGGTGTTTCAAATATTACTGATATGCCTGTAGCTGTAAATCGCGGTATTAAAGTATCTAAGAAATGGATTAATAGCACACAAAGCCGTATATTTGTCGATTCTGTTCGTTTTAAAAGTGTTGTTAATGCTAATTCTACATTATACATTACTGATTATATAGGCAATATTTTATTTCAGCAAACAATTAGCATGACAGCTGATACTGAAATGACAGTATTTATTAAAAAATCATTTAATGAAGATGTGATTTTAATAACTATTGACAATACTAATGTAGAACCTTATTTATATTCATGCAATCAGGCATTTAATTGTAAACCATGCGGCGATAATGTGTTAAATGTTGAAGGATGGAACGGTGTAAGCGAATCAGTAAATGGTTATTTAGGGGCGTGTGTACGTGTTGATTGTGTAGATACTGATATTATATGTAATTTTTTGGACCGTTTAGGCATGACAATTTTGTATCAAACAGGAGTGCAGATTCTTAAAGAATGGGTTAGCCCTAATAATAGATTAAACCTAATCAAAACACACGGTAACGAATGGGCAAATCTTAAAATAGTTGAATGGGAAAATGCAAGTATTGAAGCCTTAGATAACGAAATTGATAATATAATTCAGATATTAGAAACTGACCGCTTTTGTTATAGATGTAAACCGCGTTTAACAATGTATCCAATGTTTCCGGGCTAATGAATGCAATTGCAAGACTTAAAATACTTTCAGAGGTTATTGCCAACGAAAATACAGCGCGTAGAATTTCACAGGTTGCCGCGTTTCAAGTCATTGCAGAATATAAGCAAAGGATATTTTTTGATGGTTTGGATTCTAGTGGAAGTTTGATAGGTCAATATTCAGTTAATCCATTTTATATAAATCCGCTAAGTTTAACAACTGTTTCAGCAGGTGGCATAAAACCCGAAGGTAAAAACGGTCAAACAGTTTTTAAAAATGGCAATCCGCACAAAACTAAATATTTAACACAAGGCTATGCTGAATTACGTAATTTAACAGGCAGGCAAGCTGAAAAGGTAGATTTGAATTTTAGCGGTTCGTTATTTCAAAGCATAAAAGTAACTGAAAATGGAATTGTAAGTGCTGTTAATTATACGAATGATAGCATGGCTGATATAATGGAAAGTCAAGAAGCACGTTTTGGCAAAGACATTTCAACAGTTTCAAATGATGAAAAAGAAATGGGCGAAACAGCCGCGCGAAATGAATTATTAGCAATACTTGAAGAAATAGATACTTATTTATAATGTACGTAACTCAAAACATAATAACCGAACTAATAAAGCAAATTGACGCGCAAATGGCAGCTGTGAACGTAAACGTGAACGGTCAAGGTATTGCAGTTAAAGATACTGATGGACAGGTTGTGAGTTTAAATGTTACACAAAATGGACACCGTAATTATGTTGGCATCACAGACACCTCAGGAACGGGCTATTATATCCGTGTTAATGGTACTATTTCTGAAGTCCGAAAAGCAGCGAATACTAAAAGGGGAAGTTGTGGTATCGAACTTGATGTGCGTGTTCCATTTAAATTAGTATTTTGGCATCTTTGTGCTGACCCTAGAATGTTATTAGATAGCGTTAAGTTTGCGCTTTATGGTGCTAATTTAAAGGCTGTAAACTATGATTATTCAATAGTAAATCCGCGTTTGTTTCCGGTATCAAATGAGATTTTGCCTTGGGTTGTTTACGCATCTGAAACAGGAAAAGACGCAAAAACATTACAAAGTTTAATGCAAATAGTAAGTATAGATTTTGAATTACGTTATGATTTTGCACTAACTGAAAAGTGTAAACCGTTTAAAATATGTTAAGATTCACTATGCCGCCAAATTTCGCTACCTTGGGGCAATTAGTCGGGGCTTGGAATAAATAGCCCCGTTATTTTAAAAAATTTGAAACTTTATATATATGGCTTGTTGTAATTGTTGTGAAAATACGTTAAATTTGGGCTGCATAAATAGTTGTAATGCTGTTTTTAATACAGATATTATTGCAACCATTGCAGGTGTTTGGATATTAGAATTAAATTTTTCAAATATTACTATTTATTACAGTTTTAATGCTGCATTATTTGATATTGTAATTTTTACACTTGAAAATTTAAACGAAAATTACACATATACAGGACAAATAATAGACCCCGATGGCAATATAGTTAAACTTAATATTGATAATATAGAATACGATTGCATAGAATTTAGCACTAAAATAGGATTATCAAATAATACATTAAACTTATAAGAAATGATTGATATTGTAAAACTCGCAAATGGCAATGTAGCTATTTATGATAACGCTAGCGGAGATTTTATTAACAGTTTAAATCCTGACATTGTAGAAATTGAATGCAATGCAAACGGTTCTGTTAAAGTAGAACAAGACAATGGAAGCGTAGAATATTTTGACCCTGCAACCGTTGCAAATACACAAGTTGTACCAGCTGCTGCGATACCATTTACAGGTGATTGTGCTGACCTTGCTGCATTGTTAGCAAGCGATTTTTTTTTTGTAGTTAGTGGGGGTGGTGGTGCTGCATCTGCAATTACTTATAATAATACTATTTCAGGTTTAACGGCTACAAATGTTCAAGATGCTATCGATGAATTAGCAACTGATTTAATTTATACAGTTGAACTTGTTGATGCTTTGACAGTTGATTTTTATGCGCCTTATGACCTAAAAATAAATAGTGTTACTGATATTTTAAATACACCTGTTACAACTATTGACGATGATGGTGTACCTTATACATTAACTAATACAATTGCAGTAGGTAGCAAAATAACTGTTACTGTTGATACAGCAGCGGTTGTAAATCTTAACGTTGAAAAAGTTTAATTATGATAGGAAATTATATTAAAGCGGTTGCAGGTGGCACAAGCATTAGCACGGCTACACTAATGAAAACAGGACAAACAACGTCTTACAGAACGGGTGACGATGGAGATTTACAAGCGGGTAGAAATGTTGATTTTTTCACACTTGCAGAAAATAATGTCTTTGGCACAACAGACAGATTTACAGATGAATTAGGAACTCAAGTTTACGCTAATAATATTGTAATAGATTGGAGTACATATGATGGTTCTGAGGTTTTGGGGTGGTATAGAATAAGAGGTACTTACACCGATGTTTCTTGGAATGATGCAATTGATAATTCTTTACTTTTTAGTATAGGGAGTTTTACAAATGGTTGGAGATTGCCTAATATTACCGAATTTATGAGTTTATTTTCAATAGCAGATTTGAATCCTTTAACTAGACCTTTAGGATATCCACCTTTTGATACTTTGCCCTCTGGATATTATTGGACATCTACAACAGCGCCAAATAGCACTACATCTGCTTATATAATTAATAATCAATTTTTAACTTCACCAAATTTTATATCAGTAAGAGTAAAAACAAATACAAGCATAAGTTATAGAGCAATTCCCTGCCGAACTTTTACAGTAACTGGAACAACACTTTCATAACATAAAAAAATAATAAAAATGCCAACTTATAAGTTTCCACAATTCAAAGTCGAAATAACAACTCAAAACATAGAAATACATATGAACACAATAGGAGATAAGGCAGTTGATAAGCTTTTGTCTGTTGATGTTGTTTTATTTACAGATACGGCTTCTTTTGGTGTTCGTGCTGAAGATATGCCTTACGTAGATACTTGGGAAGATAGTGATGTTCCTAATATGGTTAATCAATGGCTAACTCAATTTATTGTGTAATGCTATCACTTATAACACTTACAATATTTGCATCTTGCATAATTAAATTTTTACATTATTGCATCGGTTCGCCTGTGCAGGGGGAATTTTATACAGGGCGCATATTTTCGGCTTATGGCAAATTTATTTCTAAACGCTATCTTGATTTCGAACGCAAAGAAAAAAGCCGCGTATGGGCAAATTATAACAAATGGAAAGCTAAACGCGACATTGAATTAAATGCTGAATTGCAGAATAAAACAGCTGAACAAGCCGATAGTATATACAAAGAGTATTTACAACAAATCGACATGGTTTATAATGATGTCGAAAATAATATGAAAAATAACTATTGGTCAATGATGGGAGCGTGTCCTATATGTTTTGGAACGTGGATTTCTATGATAACATTCATTTTTTTTATTATCTTTGTACCGTTGCCGTGGTGGTTTATTTTTATAGGAACACCAGCCGCGGTTATTGTTTCACGATATATTAAAATTGAATAATGGATTCCCTGACTATTACCGCCGATTCTTTGAAATTAGCATCTGATTCGCTTAACTATTTTATGAAAGTTTTGCCCGAAATTAAACTTCAACTTTGCATTTTAAAGCCCCTTATTATTTGTTTATCTGTAATGCTTTTAGTTGACTTTTTAACAGGCGTTCGTAAAGCTAAAGCACTTGGCGAAAAAATACAATCAAAAGGTTTTAGACGTACTATAAACAAAATGAATGATTATTGTTTAGCGATAATAAGTAGTCAGGTTTTTACGTGGATGCTTGACCTAGAATTTACACTATCATATTACGTTGCTTTATTTGTTTGTGGCATTGAGCTAAAATCAATATTTGAAAACGTTAGCCAAACAACAGGCGTTGATATAATCGGTTATTTTAAAGGCTTTATTCCGAATCCTAAAGATATATTAAAAAAACCTGCTAGTGATAAACCAGCAGGTGAATAAATTTTGCTCTTTTGTGTTTTCATGTGTGACCGCTGTCTTTTTTGGCAGCGGTTTTCATTTTAGGATGCTTAATATTTTATGTGTGTCATATTGAATAATTGCCGCCACTTGAATTATTTTATTCTGTTTGAAGTATTCATCAGAATCATATTCTTTGCCATCTATATTGACTGTATTTCTGTCATAAAGGCAAAATTCACAATGCAACTTATATCGGCTTGACATAATTGATTTAAACAAAAATAAAGGTATATAATTATCTGATTTTGGCAACTGTTTTAATAAGTCAAAGTTTATACATTTAGTGTGATTAGCATAAACAATCCAAACAGAATATTCATTTGGTATCATTCTTTGAATATCGCACATTGCATAACCTACTTCACGGTCAGGAAACTTACTGACATCAATATTAAACAGCTTACTGACTGATTCAACTACGCAATTCATCCTGTGACCTATTAAAAGCTACGTAAGTAAGTTTTTTGCATTCATCCAAATACCATTCAATTTGTGATTCAGGCAACGTTATTGCCATAGCTATCAATTCAGCAACGGCACCGACATTTTCATAAGAAGTTGTATTTAGCAATTCGCGTTCTTTAGGATTTGCAGCCTTTTCAAACGTATTAACAAATAAGTTTATAGCTGTATGCAAGTCTATAAAACGTTTTTTCATTTCAAATTTTAGCTTCTTAGGCTCAAACTGTGCAATAGCATATTTTGCAGTCTTAAGCGAACCTAACAACAGCCAAATATTTTGCGTTAGTTCATTTACTTTTTGCTCACCTATCTTTTCAATTAGTGCCGCTTTTTTTTCTTCATTTGTCATTCTTTAGTCTGTTTTCGATTTGTTCAATTTTATGTAATATAATATCAATTTTTAATTCAATTTCTTCATCATAAGGCTGGTCATTCTGAATCCAAATTAAAGCATCTTGAAAACCTTTATTATAGTTTAACAGCCTTGTTAATCTATGTCGCTCTGTATGTGTCATATTTTAAGTTTGCTTGACCAATGTGCAATATTATAACTAGGTATATTTATTGATTCTAAATATTTAGGCACATCAAAACTTGGACATGCTTTATTCTGTACTTGGTTATGTCCTGCAATGATAATTTTTGGATTTTGTTTTACTATGTCATGAATATAATTATACATCGTAAGTAATTGACCGGGTGTTCTTGTATCTTTTGGCATTCGCATGTCAGCAGTCATGCCACCAATATAGCAAATATGCCTTGCATTTCTATTTAATAGTGTAGTGCCTAAAACGCCCCACGTTTGTTCCCATTCATTTATTAGATTATCATTGTTATACTTCCAAATGTTTACAAGTTTGCCGCTTGTTTCAATTACATCTGAATAACCGGGCTTAGACCAACCGCGCCCACCTTTAGAAATGGGCAAAGTGTGCATAGCTATTATTTGTTCAGCTTTTGCATCGCGAAATTCAGGACCAGCTGAACAATGTAAAAACAAAGTGTGAAAACCATTTGCGCAAACAGTATTTAAAACTGTTAATGTTTTAGGTCCTGCAATTCCATCGGGAACTAACTGATATTTTTTTTGAAATTCAATAACAGCATTTCGTACCGTTTCATCAAAAAAACCATCTATTAAGCCATTATAAAAATCAAGCTGTCTAAGTTGCATTTGCATCCTTACAACTGCCAATGAATTAGAATTTAGTATTAGCATTTTGTTTTAATTTTTCAGCATAAAGAATAGCATCCATAAGTTCTTCCTGTAAATGATTAACCCATTCAATAAAGTTCAAATCATTTCTATCTAGTGTTTTACCGTATTTTTTTATTCCTATTTCGGAACGTTGTTGAAATTTTTGTACAACCGATTCAACAATACTATCAGTATGATTTGCCATGTTTGTAAGGTCTTGAAGCGTTGTAAGCTAATTTAGCTTTAATGTGAAAATCTAAGTCAATATTAAACTTATGGCTAAAGTCTAAAATACGTATTATTGCATCGGCTATTTCATCCTGTACGGTGTCTTTTATAGTTTCGCGAAATGTATCGGGTTCATATTTATTTAGATATTTAATTAAATCAGTTTCATCAACCCATTTGCCAGCGCGGTCCGCTTCTATTGCTTCAGCTAATTCACAAACTGTAAGCATTACAACTTCAGTCAATTTGCGGTCTTCTTCCCAAAATCCACGTGCCTTGTTACCTTCGTGAATACTTTTTGCTAATTCGTTGAACATGTGTGTTTTTTTGTAAGTTGTTAAAAAATATGGCTAAAAATATCAAAAGCGACAATTGCCATGTAAAAAAATAGCTAATAAGAAAATAGACTATTATTTGTGATATTGCTGCAATGTGTTTCATGTGTTAATTTTAGTAGTCCAATTCCGCCATAGGACTATACAAACTTTATCATTTCGTTCTTAACCTTAATAAATTTTTTCTTTTCAATACTGCGCATTATTTTGTCCCTAGATATGCCAAAAAATAAACATGCAGCATCTATTGACATAAAATTAGTATAGCTGTCATCTTCAAAATATGCCTTAACTTCTCGGTTCTTTTTAGGAATCTTGCCTAACTTGTTTTTAAGTTCTTTGCGCTCAAAAATATATCTTTTGACAGATTCTTCAGTAACTAATCCTTCGGTTTTAATGTAGCCTAAACTTACAAAAATACTATTATCATCAACAAATATTTCAGGTTTAGCTTCAACTAAATGACCTAAATTTATAAGCTGTCTAATTCGCGTTGCTGAATAGTTGGCATTTTTAGCGCCGTTTGGCTTAATCATATTGAATGCCTGCTCAAATGTTAAATACATATCTTATTTTTAAAAAAAACCGCCTGAACTTCAAAAACAGGCGGTACAAACCAAAGACTAATGAAAATTAAAAACTGTAATTAAAAATAAGATTTTTATTTAATATTTCAAAGTTTAAAAAGGCAAATCAGCATCATTATTTTTTACTGGCAATACTTCAACTTCAACTGCTTGCGCTTTTTGTCCTGAATTAAATTTTCTACAATATGAAGCTATAATATCAGTATAATATTTGCCCTCGTGTTCGCGATATTCAATTTTGCCCTCAATAAAAAGCATATCGCCTTTTTCAATTGTAATGTTATTCCAATAGCTAACTTGATGCCATTGTGTTTTTTCTTGCCATTCGCCGTTTTTGTCTTTATAGCTTTCAGACGTTGCAAAACTAAATTTTGTTAATGTCTTTTCACCAAATTGTTTTTGCTCGGGTTCTTTGCCAACCCTACCGATTAGCGTCACGCGGTTTACCATTTGTTTTATTTAAATTTGTTAATGAATGATTTTTAGGTTTAAATTTTCCCTTAGTCCATATTTCTTTGTCATCAAAAAAAAAGTTCCTTACACATCCTAACTTATATATTTTAGTTTGACGCGTGCAAATAGCCTTATAATTGCCTTCGGGCAACTGTTCAACTATATACCATTCATCGCCCTTAAGTTTGTCATGGAAAAATTGGAAAATCATATTGCCAAAGTTCGTACTTTTCTATTACAGAAATTAAGATTTCAGCATATTTTTTTTCAGTTGCATAGCCGCACTTTTTTAAACCGTGTGCCCATGCTTTATAATTTAATCTATTTAGCCGTGTGAGGTGTTTGTATCTTTTTGAAGTTAGTAACTTACTATGTGCCCTATAAGACCACCACGCGGATTTATACACTTGAAATCTATCACGCGGTGTATCGTCTTTGTAAATCGCATATTTGCCTTTTCCACGGTGTTTTATTCCAAAGTGATTGTTATGCTTGCGGCTTAAACTTGAACGCCCTGCATTGCTTTCTATAATGCCCTGTGCTAATGTTATGCTTACAGGTATATTAAATAGTTTAGCTTCTTGTTTTGCAGTTGCTAAAAAGCGTTTTATGTAGCTATCTATGTGTTTTGGTGCAGGCTGTTTTTTTAGCGCTGGGAATGTAGCTGAAGTTAAAAGTATAACTGTTAATATTAAGATTAGTGTTTTCATAGTATGTTTGTTTTGAATAAAAATATTATTTCTTTTTTTCAATTAACAATATTAAACCGATTCCAAGGCATGTGCCACCAATAAATGCAAGTGCTAACATAATATAAAGTTTTTCAAGTGTTAAACCAGCTGTTAAGCCAAATAATAAGCCTAAACAGGCACTAATAATAATTGTTTTCATAATAGTATTCAATTTGGTTGTCATAATAAGAGTATAAGTCAGATTCTATTTTATCGCTTAATGCTTCTTTAATAATATAATCTACATAATCAATTGAGTAATCTAATAATGTAGCTATTTCATTAAGCGAATAGTTTTTGCCATCAATCATAATGTCCTCAATAACAAAATAAGCGCCGTAGTCAGGTTCTAAAGGTACGCCAAAACTATCTCGGCTGCCTTTTTCATATTCGTAATATTCAGCTGTTATGTCGATAATGTATTGCTTGTTATCATTATCATATTCGGTTATTTGTGTTTCAACTATCATGATTCTTGTTCTAAATTAAATTGGTTAGCAATAGATTGTTTCATGTCTTTTATGTAGTCGGATTCATCTTCATATTCGCCATCAAAATCCGAAAAGTTGGTGTTGTAACCGCGCGAAATATCGACTTGAAAAAAAAGGTCTTTGCCTGCTGAATTTCTTTGATGAATCATTAAAGTTCCATCATAAGATAAATACATTTTTAGTTCCATTGGTAGTTAGTTTTGAAGTTAAAAAAATACGGTTTGAGGATTACCGTAAACCTATATTATAAATTATAGTGATGCAATTTTTGCTTTTGTTTTTTCAATTGCTTTGTTAATACTTTTCAAATATAATTTTTGCAATATAATGTTAGAATGTTTAAAATAGGCAATATCACATTGCAAATCATTCATTGCTTTTTGTTCAAATTGTTCTTTGCTTCCATAATTCTTTTTCCCTTGTTCATTCAAACTTTCCCAAGTATATTTTCCTGAATATAATCTGTGTTCATTTTGTTTAAGTTCTTCAATGATTTGTTCATCTGTCATGTTCATTGCTTTGGTCATTGTGTTCAAATATTTTTCAGCAGTTTTTTCATCATATCCAAGTTGTTCATTTAATTTTTCTAATTTGGTCATTTTTTTGATTTTGTTTGCATATTCTGTTGTCATTACATTGTTTCCTGTTTTTGGGAGATTTGTGTTTGTGATATATCTGTAATGCAATTGTTGAATATTGTATCCACCTGCATAAATCACATCTGTTGTCAATGTATATTGTTTTTCATTTCTTTCAATAATTGCATTGATTTGAAGATTTCCTTTATTGCTAACAGATGAAACAACAGAAACAAGAAAATCATCATTTGATGTATATTTTTCAACAGATTTAACCATATCTGCAATAATATACAATTCAGTCATTTCCAAGTCAAATTTTGACATTTTTCTTTCAAATCTTTTTTCAAATTGTGCAACATGTGCATCAACAAGGTTTTGAATTTCATTTTTAAGTTCTGCAAGAATAGTTGTGATAATCGTTTTCATAATTTGAAGTTTTTTTGTTGTGTTATAAATCAATTGTGATACAAAGATACAACCGTTTTTTATAAAAACAAGTTTTTTTATAAATATTTTTATAAATTTTTTAAATTTATTGAAACACACCTTCCCGACATACCAGCCGCAAATCGCGTATTACTTCGCCGTGATGCGCCTTTAAGCCTTAATAAGATAGTATTCCATGATATTTGCCAGGGCGTATTATTCAAAACTTTTTTTACAAAAACTGAATTATTTAGTATCAATAAATCATCACCAATAACGCGAATACCTAAACGCATTAGTCTTTCGTTTGCCTCTGCTTGCGATGGTCTTACACTTGGTTGATAATTGTGTGCGCATTCTACAAGTTCACCAACTGTTTTTGTGCCTACGTAATTTTCAGCTTCTATACGTATTTCTTGACTTAAAATTTGCTGCAAACATCTTTGTTCATCTGTTAGGTCTTCTTTGTCTTCTTCATATTTTCGCATGTCTAAAATAGTAGCCGCTTCTTCTAATGCTACTTCGGGCGTTACAGGGTCATCATGCAACGTATGCCACCAACCGCCCATAAGTGCCCCGAATTGGTCACCTACTGCCCTATCCTCTGTTATAAGCGATACAGCGTGTGTAAATAGCTTTATGCTTTTTTGTATGTTATCAGCTAAGTTTAACATTCGCGCCTGAAAACGTGGCCCAAAGTCTTCAAATATTATTTTATTCTTTAGCTTTTCAACTTCATTAAACATTTTCGGGTCTGCTAATTTCTTTAATTCCAAAACACAAAAACGCCGCTTATCAGAATCATTAACTAACTGCGGATTTATGCTTACAAATAAAAAACAGCTTCGCACAAAATAATCAATAGCCTTTCCATCTTTGCCACCTTTTGCAATAGCGGGCGATTTTTCAGAACTTGCCGCCCTAGCTAATCCTATTATTTCTTGCATTCTTTGTGCCGCACGTTCATCATTTCCTTCACCTTCATCAATTGTTACCGGTAAAGCATCGCTATTTAGTTTTTGCCTAACTGCTGGCTCAGTTGCCGCCGTGCCCTGTACACTTACTGCAATATTGCCTATAATTTCATTTACTATATTTTCTAATACCCATGATTTGCCATTACCGCGCGGGCCTGTAATCCAAATGTGTGGACGCCATTTTAAGATACCAGAAATAGGCGCTAAAGCTAACCAACCTGATAAAAATATTGCATCGGCTTTAGTTTGCCAATTTAGCTTATTTAATATCTTTGGAAGCATTCCCGCTTCTGTTGGTAGCAAAGGCGCTTCAATAGGCATATCAATAGCCTTATTATATACATAGCTATATTTAGTATCTAATCCGCCAAGGTTGTAGCGCTTTTTGTCCTGTATAAGCTGTTGGCCTGCATGAAATACAACGCCGTTTTTTTCTTGCCATGCACCGCGACCGCGTATGTTTTCAGTATTGTAAAATCCTACATGGTTGCAAAAATTTATAAGATAATCCGCTGCCGTGGTAACATCGTAATTACTACTGTCGCGGTTTGGAAAAGATAGAAGCCAAAATTCAAGTGGTGCAATGCTCAATAAATTAGCCTTGTTTATTGCAGCAGCTTTATACTTTACTATCGACATTGTCGAACGAATATAAAAATAATAAAGCATTTGCCCGTCTTCAATGCCCCAACCTAATGGCCGAAAATACCCACCTATAAAGCCTTTTTTATCTGTTTCAGGTGCTGCGGCTGTTGCGCGTTCTGCTTTCGGCTTCTTTGGAGTTTGTTTGGGTTTTTGTTCCCAGTCTATTGGTTTGTCCTGTTTCATTGTCTTATGATTTAATCTATATTACAAAAACATTCAATATCGTTATCAAATAAATTTAACTGCTCTTTAGACATTTTTAATAATTCACTAACTGAATAATTTTTATTAAATGTAGCATTTATATTTTTTTCCATTTCAATCCACCAATCAGCAACTTTTGGATTTTGTCTTAAAAGTTCAATTTTTTTTGTTATACCTTTTAAAAAACATAAATCACAATTTCCTTCATGCGAATTTATATTTAAATCAAAAGGTTGTTTTTTCCAAAATTCAAAAATATGTTTTTTAGTTATATTAGCTTTAAATAAAGGCATTACATTTTCCCATCCGTTTATATTAGAATCTTTTAATTTATAATACCTATTTGGTTCATCTGCTCTTATTCCTAAAATCATTTCAACATCACTTATATCTAATTTTAAATAATTTTTTAAATATCTTTTTATAGTTTTTGCCTTCATTTCAACTGTGCAAAATCTCATTTGTTGATTAGGTAAAAATTTATTTTTAATTATCAATTTTTCAAAAGGTTCTCCATTTCTTGATGCTGTTTCAAAATTTACAATATCAAACTTATTTTTATTTTCAGGATTATATTCAAGCCAAATTATTTCTTTATCATAAAATTCGCCACATTTTCTAATAAAATCTAAAGTGCCTTCAGCTTCTTTGCCTGTATTACAAAAAATAGCTAAATCAAATTCATAATTAGCAAGCATATAGGCCGATGTTCTGCCACCGCTAAAACTTAATATTTTCATTGTCTAACTATTTGTTTGCCTACATTAAATTTTTTAATATTTTGCATTAGCCCGCGCACCGTTTCAAAAACATCTTCACTATCAGCCATTATAGTGTTTATCATTTCAACAGCCGTTTTTATCAATTCGCGCTGTACATGCTTTTGAATTAGTATTCGTGCATGGTATTCTAAATTTGCAGCACTTGCAACACGGTTTGTTAATTCAGCCAAATAAGCAGGGCCACCGCAACGGAATTTAAGTTTTTCAGCCACGGAAATTATATCTACTACTTCGACCGATTGGCAAAGTTCAAAAATAAGTTTGTGATTATCAAAATAAAAGTGCTCAGGACTTAAAAAATTAACTTTATCGCGGGCGTTATTGTCTACTAATATAGCACCTAAAATGACCTGTTCTAAGTCTTTGCTATTCGGAAAAATTATAGACTTTTCAAAAATACTTTGTTCTTTTTCTTCAAGTGCAATAATAATATTTTGTAGGGTCAAAAGTTGCCGTTCTTTTAATTGCCTGTAATTTTGGCGCTTAGTATCATCTTTAAACCAAGCATCCATTTTAATAGCTTCCTGTTTTAAATCTTCAAGTAGTTTTTCGGCTTCGTTAGTCATAAGTTTAGGTTTTATTATATATTACTAAATAAATCGTGTTTTATCGTATTATTATTTCCCTTTATAAAGTATTCAGTATAAGGTTTTTTTATATCATCACTTATTCCATTATTTAACAAGTTTCTTCTAATAAAATGTGCAGTTCCGTTTAACCTTACTTTTGGATTTACTTTTGTGCAAATAGATTTTTTATCTGTTATACCATTTTTAATACAATCAATCCAAGCATCTGCATCTTTTGGTTTCTTTGCAGTATCTTTCCAATGTTCTAACATAGCTGTTTTTAATTGTAATTCAAAAATAAAGTCGTGTTCTAATATAATACTATTATTAAAATCATCAACAGTATTTGTTTCTAAAATATGTTTAAATTCATTAAAGTTTTTAAATCCTCCATTATAATTTTCACCAACTACTTTTCTAATTGTTTTATGTTCATAAAATAAACTTGGTCTTTTCTTTATTATAGCATCCTGTACGGCTAAATTCCATGTAGTATAGCCATCTATAAAACATATTGAAGCATAGCAATTTTCTACTAAATAAGCATAGTCTGAATATGACAAATTTTTAACTATAAATTTATCGTTTTTAACATCACAATTTTCATCTGTAATCCAAACTAAATAACTATCATCTAATTTATTTATATACTCCATCATTCTTTTTATACCACTACTTTCTGTCCATCTATGATTAAATAAAAGTATTTTTTTATTGGGCAAATTAAATGGTGTTGGTTCAACATCTAACCTACCGCTTAAAGGCATTTCATAAACTTTGCTAATTAAATGCGAACAATCAAATTCTTTAAAATTACCCTTTAAATATTCTAAACTAATATTTGAATGAACAAAATTTGCATCTAAAATGTGCATACTTTCTAATTGCCTCATATAAAATGAAGGGCATCCACTTACACTACCTCTGCTTTGTTTGCAGTCAATCCAATGGTAAAAACCAAAATAAATTACATCTTCATAATATCTATTTGTGTGTAACCATTGATGAATATTATAAGTTAATTCTGGTTGGTGATTAAAAACAAAATCTACATCTAATTTAGTAAAATCAAACTTTATTTGTCTATAATCAAACATCCCTCTATTTAACTGAACACTTTTAGGGTAATCATATTTAATGAAAGATACATTTTCTTGCTGTATTTTTATATTGTGGTTATGTGGCACTAAAATATAGTGATGACAATTAGGCAAAAATCTAATAGTCTTTTCTGCTACTTTCCAATTAGCATCTGAATTAGCATTAAAAGTATCACCATTCCATTTTACAGGTGATAAAATATGCAAAATTCTTAATCCGCTTTGTAATTTTTTTGTTTCATTATTCATATCTCATCATTTTTAAATTCGTTATCAATATATCTTGTTAATCTTGCTATGCCGCCTGCATTTTTAACTGCCTGCAAAAATTTAATCTGTTCCTTTGTTGCTTTTCCTTTTTCGTTTTTAACTTCAACAGCGGTAAATATAGCTATTTTTTGCCCTACCATATCAGGTGTTACAATTATTTCAGTCCATCCAATTAAATCAGAACTACCTACACAAAGACCGAACGCTATAGGTCTAGGGTCTGAAAGCATAATCATGCCGTTAATAAGTCCGCGCCTGCCTTGGTATGCTGTGCCCGTATTATTACGAAATAATATGCCTTGTTTACTATGTTTAGCTTGCAGGGCTTTGTATAGGTTTTGTTCTTTCATAATTCGTTTAATTCTTCATTTAATCGCTTAAGAAAATTTTCATTGCCATCGTCACCAGCTAAAAACCAATCAACACGGTGCGCATAAACATAAGCCTTTTTTAAGCATTCAACAGCATCTTGCAATTGTTTTAAAACTTGTTGTTCAAATATTGGATATTCGCCGCCGTATTCTGTTTCCTTACCTTGAATTTCTAAATGATATTCAATTGTTTCGTAAATATCACGAATTCCGTGCTGCATGTAATTAAATGTGCCGCCGCTCATGGTAATCTTTTTTTACTTTTTGGTGAACATCCAAGCCAAAAACTGTTAAAAAATTGCTTTCGCTTCCATCCTTTGACTTTAGATTCATCTAATGTTTTTTCGCAAATTTGCTTCATTACATCATCATCACATTCATAATCTAAATACTTTATGACTTTTTGCCCTAATTCGTTAATTTCGGCATTTGCTACTAACTGGTCAAAATCTGCAGGCGGTTCGCTAACTGCATAAACGCGTCTGTAAATTTCTAAAAGAATTTCGTAATCTGTTAATTTTTTCTTAGGCATTGTTCAAATTTTTTAAGGTAATTTAATGTACTTTGTTTTTTATGTCCATTCGGGCCGCCGTTCCACATACGTGCAAGTTCACCTAAATTTGGATATTTACCGTGTTTCATAGCGTATGTATAACAATGAACGCCCATAGCTGCCCAAAATACGTGGTCGGATTTTATAGAATCAAACATATCTTTGTGCTGATAATTTAGTAAATCTTGCAATCCTGAACCTTTGACACAAACAGCATGCATCTGATACCTACCATAAGCGCGACCACCATCACCTATAAGTGAATCTGTGTTTAGCGTTTCAATTTCGCCAATGGCATTTATAAAATCGCTGTCTGTATCGCATGTGTCACGGGTTATGTAAACGGTTTTAATTATTACTTCGGGTTTCGGTTTCGGTTTATTGCCAGCGTAAATAATAGCTGCTATAAGTGCTGTAAATAGAATTATGTGTTTCATGCTAACTGTTTTTTTTCAACGGGTATAAAGCCAGTTCCTGTGCCTTCATTACCCATCATTTTTAAGAAATCAATTTCTACTTTTGCTGAATGAATTATTGTATCTGCAAGTTTTGATATTGCCTTAGCTTTTGCAGTTTCTTTTTCAACATCAGATTCATCATCCATTAGCTTTTCGATTTGTTCGAATAACAAGTTTCTAAGGTCTTCAATTTTGTTTCGTGCCATACTTTTTGATTGCTTTTTTAAGTTTTTTTAATGTTCTAATTGCTTGTTGTAATTCTTTCGGATGCCTGTGTATTGTGTTTAATAGCATGTTTTCAGCATGTGTAATCAACATTAAATTATTTATATCATATTTATTTAATGCTGGATTTTTAACCCTTATTACATGCCCTTTAGGTATTTTACCATGTACTGATTCCCAAATTAAAATTTCTTTTCTAATCCATTGCTTATCGGCTACCTTAACAAGCAAAAACATATCTTTTCCATCTATCCTGGTATCGCCAACTTGTCTTGTATTGTGCGGTTTATTACCCTTTATAAAACTTGTAACATTTGCACCCATGTAACCTTTTACGCCTTTATTCCACGGCTTATTACCTTTTTGAAATCGTGATTCATTGCCAAAACTTTTTAACCTTTCAGCTTCTAATTTAAGTAATTTTTTTCTATGTTCATCGGACTTTTTAAGACCTAAAACATCAGCTTGCGAATATATAGACCTTTCAGAACGTTTCAAAATTTCGCATAATTCTTTAATAGTTTTGTCTGAATAGTGCTGTTTTAATAGTTCTATTTCGTGCGGTTTCCATTTAGTTCCCATTAGAATAGTTTTTGTTGTGAAATATGGTTGTTAATTCGTTTTATTGCGGCTTCATAGTATTCAGTATCTAATTCGCACGCTGTAAGTTCAAATCCGTAATCGTGGCAGGCTATTGCAATACTTCCGCTGCCTAAATGTGTATCGAGTATTTTATCGTTTGGTTTGGCGTAGTTTGTTAAACAATAATGATATAATGATACAGGTTTTTGTGTTGGGTGAATTCTTATACTTTTTTTACCTACACCTTGTATTAAGTTTGGAAATCCATATCTATTTCCATCCCACATATATTTAAATATTTTTGCATTTTCATCAAAAGAAGTCCAAGCCATTTCGCAATCAGCATAAGTATCTGAATGATTTAATTTATCCCAATTTATATAACATCTTGTATTTTTTAAATGCTCAATAAAGTAATTGCCGCCCCAAATTATTTGATTTTTACTAACCCTAAATAATTCATTAAAATATTCTATTGAAGGTATTTTATTATCCCAATCATTATTAGAATTATTGTTTAATCTTTTATTTTTAGTAACTCCTATTCCATAAGGCGGGTCAACAATAGCCAAATCAAAATACTTATCAGGATAACGAGCCATTAGCTGCATGTTATCCTCATTTGTTACTGTTATTTTATCAGTTAGTTTCATTTTCTTTTAGTTTTATAAAATTCGTTCCATTTACGCAATACAGCAGCTTTTAAATCATCGCGGTTAATAGCGTTAAGTCCATGTTTTTTATTTATATATTCAATCGAACCTTTGTCTTTTAAAACCCTACTTTCAAATACAAAATAAACCCATTTGTCTTTGTGACCGCGCTGTATTTTTAACTGCCATAAATCTTCAAGTGTTCGGCTTTTTGCCTGCTCAGTACGTTTTGTTTTCAATAGTTCATCCAATGTTGTTTCATCTTTTACAGCAACGCCTGCAACCTGTTCAATTTCGCTAACCTTTATAGGTTCAACAAAACCGCAATAAGGACATGCAGCGTGTGTTTTTTCATAAGTCCTAAAGCATTCTGTACAGTCTTTGTATTCATTATCAATCTGTTCATCTGTATCTTTGCGTTTTCGCTTTTGCATCCCTTCCAATGTCCATTCCCGTGTCATTAGTGGATGCCCGTGTAATTTTTGATTGCCAACGTGGTCAAGTATTAAACAGCGTTGTTTACCTTCCATCGGTCTTAATCCACGCCCTACTATCTGTAAATATAAACTAAGCGACATTGTACGGCGTAACATTCCTACAACGCTAACGGCTGGTATATCTGTGCCCTCGCTTATAAGGTCGCAAAACGTTAGTACATGTATGCTGCGATTAGCCAAACCTTCAAACGCTTTTTTAATTTCATAATCTTCTAAGTTTCCATTTATAGAAACCGCCCTAAAACCTGCTTCATTAAATGCCGCTGCTACATTATCAGCATGTTTAATATTTACGCAACTATATATTGCAGGTTCGCCAGGCGCCAAACGTTTGTATTCCTCAACAGCATTTCCCGTTATCGCAGGTTTGTCCATTTCTTTAAAAAGGTCATCCGCTTTATATTCGCCGTTTTTATCTTTTTTAATCTTTGTAAAATCCGCCAACGGTTTGAAGTTATAATACTCAGGCATCACTAAATTGCCCATTTGCACTAATTCAGCGGGCAGCGGTCCTAAAACTAAATCAGAAAATACATCTCCCAAACCTTGTCCATCGCCGCGCCATGGTGTTGCTGTTACCCCTAAAACATAAACCTTTTCGCCGTAAAAATCTAAAATATCCTTCCATGTTCCCGCGTTGGCGTGGTGCGCTTCATCTATAATAAGTAAGTCGGGCTGTGGAACTTCATTTAACCGATTCTTTAAACTTTGAACGCTGCAAACCTGTGCAGGTATGTAATACTGTTTAGGTCGATTGCCTGCTATAAATCCATGCTTTAAACCGTATCGCCTGCAACGTTCTGAAATCTGATTAACAAGGTTTTTTTTATGCACTAAGAAATAAACGCGCTTACCTTTGCTAATTGATTCTAATGCCATATAAATGAACGTTTCAGTTTTTCCGCCGCCCGTAGGTAATACAAATAATACTTTTTTATTCCCCTGTTGGTAACTCCCTCTTATGTCGCTTACGCTTTTCAATTGATATTGCCTTAGCTGTATTGTGTTCATTTTCTATTTGGTTTAAAGCATTCATAAGTTTAAAATAGATAGTCAATGTTTGCGGTTCAACCTTAGACCAATATTCAACCGTTTGCCGCCCAACATCTGCACGCCTGCAAAGTTCCGAAATACTGATGCCTAAAATGTCGCATCTAATAGATAGCTGTTCAAATGTTTTCATATTAAAATAGTTTTGTTTGTGCTGAGTGATTAAAAAAACGTTTTTTAGCTGCTTCATAATATTCCGCGTCAAGTTCGCAGGCTGTAAGTTCAAAACCGTAATCGTGGCAAGCTATTGCTATTGAACCGCTGCCAAGGTGCGTATCAAGTATTTTATCGCCTTGTTTGGCGTATTTGTCAAGAATCCATTTGTATAATTTAGTAGGCTTTTGTGTTGGGTGTATTTTATCATCATAACCATTGCTAAAATGATGCATTCTAAAAATTCTTGCAACTTTATTTTGAATAGAGGTCCAAGCTAATTCACAATCAGCCATAGGATTTGTTCCGTTCATTTTATCCCATATTATAAAACATTGAGTTGGTGTTAAATAATCAATAAAATAATTACCACCCCATACAATTTGATTTTTTGAAATTCTAAATAATTGTTCCCAATATTCTTTTTTTGGAGTTTCTGAATCCCAAGTATTTTCACCCATACCTTTAAAACTATTACTTATCATTCCGCCTCTCGGATTTAATTTTTTGCCTAAACCATAAGGCGGGTCAACTATCGCCAAATCAAAATAATTATCAGGATAGCGTGCCATTAGCTCCATATTATTTTCATTTGTTACTGTGATTTTGTCTGACCAGTGCATAAATTTTTATTTTTTCGTTCAATTGTTATGCAAATATAAAAACCTTTTTTAAATTTGTGCTATTATTTAATAAAATATTTTTAAAATTTATGACAAACCAAGAGTATCACCGTAAAACTGAGTACATCAGTAAGTCACTTTTAGACTTAGTACACAAATCACCCGCGCACTATTTAGCCTATATAGAAGGTGAAAAACAGGCGCCAACATCAGCCATGAACTTAGGTAGTTTAGTTCATAGCGTTGTGTTTAACCAAGATAATTACGCCGTTATGCCTGAATGTGACCGCCGCACAAAAGAAGGTAAATTGATTTATGATTCTTTTATGGCAGATAATGAAGACAAAGAATTATTTGTATCGCTTAAAGATTATGAATTAGCCGTAAACATTAAAAACGCTGTATTAGCACATCCAAAGGCTGCATTATTATTAGAACAAGGCCAAGGGGAATTACCTATATTTGGTAAAATTGAAGACCTTGACGCGAAATGCAAAGTTGATTTTTTAAACACTAAATATAACGTTTGCATCGACCTTAAAACAACAACTAATTCAGCACCTGGTGAATTTGCCAAATCTGTTTGGAATTACAGGTACCATGTTCAAGCGGCGTTTTATATGGACTTAACAAAAGCCGAACGGTTTATATTTATAGCTGTTGAAAAAGAAGCGCCGTTTAATGTTGAACTTTATGAACTTGACCCCGAAGCAATAGAACGCGGCCGCCAAGAATATTTAGCCGATATTGAAACGCTGAAAAAATGCAAGGAAGCAAATAATTTTCACGGCTATACAACTGATAATAAAATACATATTCTTTCATTGCCTAACTGGGCTAAATGATTAACTAAACGCTAATAATTAGATAAACTTTAGTCAAACTTTAGATAAACTTAGATAAACTTTTAAATTTAACCACCATGACACAACTAACTAAACTTCCGACACTTCAAGAACTATTAGTAGAAAATGAAGACAGCCTAAAGCAAAATGCCCTAACTGTTTTATTGAATCAAGACCCGCCAGCAAAATGGTTAGTTCAACATCCAATGATTCGCGATTACAAATATATTCCTATTGAAAAAATAGAATATCTGTTAACGCGTATTTTCGGGAACTTTAACGTAGAAATACGTTCAACACAAATAGTTGCTAATTCAGTAGTAGTAACTGTAAGGCTGCACGTAATTAACCCTATAAACGGCCAAGAAATGTGGCAGGATGGTATAGGCGCGGCACCAATACAAACAGACAAAGGCGCAGGCGCAACCGATTGGAACGCCGTTAAAACCGATGGAGTGCAAAAAGCTGCACCCGCCGCCGAAACTTACGCCGTTAAAGATGCAGCCGAAAAATTTGGCAAAATATTTGGCCGCGATGTTAGCCGTAAAGGTTCTATGAATTATACTGATTTGCTTAAAAAATCAGCGTTTAATGATGAATTAGAAAAATAAATTTCATTTTTAAATATTTAATACTTACTTTTGCCATTACGGCAGCCTACTGTCAAAAACGTTCTTTATACTTGTTAACACCATGTTACACCAATTGTAACGCATAAAACGCTGATAATCATAGCTTGTTACGCTGTTACACTTGTTACAC